TACAATCAAAACGCTTTAACTCATCCCACTCAATCCACAAAGTATCAAACGCAGGAATTGCGCGTTCAATCAACTTTGCAAAATACTTCGGGTAAGAAAAACTTAAAGCAACAGCGTGCTCAACAAAATTGTCGGACAACTTCATGCGTTCAGCCTTTGCCATGTCATTGCGAAACGAACGAATAGCAAAATCACCGCGCTTGCTCTCTCTGTAAGAGTGCATAGACTTTTTCGGAACTGCCAAGCCAGACAGTACCTCGTTATAAAGATCAATTCTCAAACTGCGGTCAGCTTTTTTGATTGGAAATCTTTGTTTTAAAAGCTCACCAGCAGGAGTAAGAGAAACATTGTTCCCGTCTTGATTAATAAGACCGCCCTCCTCAAGATCGTTTAACAAATTTTTAGTTTTGTTCGGGTCAAACGATTTAGAAGCCTTCTTAATAATATCATCCCTAGAAATAACCATTACCAACGCTCCCCAAATACCTTGCGAAATACCTCGTCAAGCATCTTATCCATATCTTTCTCACTCATCATCAGACTCCAACTCACCGTAACCCGAACAAGTTTCACAATCGTCCATCACGGTATCCAAATAACCAACGTCACGATTAAAGCCGTGTGGTCGGGGCAGGTCATACTCAACCCGCCCCTCCCCATCACAATCGGGGCAAACAACTACGCCCATGACATAACAACCCCAACCAATACCGCGCCAAGCGTAAAGCCCAACGCCGTCCACTTAATGCGGTTGAACTCCACGTCAGGAATATCCAACAACTCAACCAACTGCTGTTCAGGTGTTAGCTTTGACTTCGGGCCACTCGGCCCAGCCTGCCCCAACTGCCTGCGCATGTTGTGCAGCTTAACATTCAAAGCCTGCGGATCACGGCCCAACTTCGCCGCAATATCCATCGGGCTAATGCCCTTGCTCGTCATGTTTAAAATCATATTAACTTCTTCAATTGTATAGCGTTTCATAATAACTCCTCTAAATGCTAGACATGTCCCATCTTATCCCAGATAAAATAATTTGTCAATAAGAAAATTTATGTCGGGGAAGTAAAAAAGCCCCCGACGCTAAAAGGACATGCATCGGGGGCGAGTCTAGTATTGAGGCAGAAAGGACCAGACATGCATCCTTTCTGTTCCTAATCTATAGCATGGGAATATTTGGGACGCAACAGAAAAATGCAGATTTAGTGCAAAAAAAACTGGTCGAGTTTTGCGCCTACATAAACCCGTCAAATGTTCGGGTTGTAATCGACGGAATAAAAAACCCGCGAAAAACCGCGGGTGAATCGTGAGCCTTTTTGCGTCATACTCAGGACGCGAGAAAAAACCTATTCGGCTTCGTACTTCTCTTGTTGGTAATCACTCCACAAGGCGAACAACTTTCTAAAAGCCTCCTTCGCCTCGTCGTCACTATCGCAATACGGGCGCAAAATATCAAGCGCCTCGTTCGGAATTTCACTGTCTTTAATCATCACATCCACTCCATTGATACAGATAAAATCCAAAGTAAAACCAGAGCAACAGAAGCCGCTCCGATTAACCAATCTTGCCAGTCTCCCCAGTCCATCACGCGGCCTCCTTACATTTAACAGGTGATCTATCAACGTGTCTCGCCAATAGCTCTTCATTGTACCAAGTGAATGAGGCTTGGTGATCGTCAGCCTCCAACATCGTATCAATGCGCTTCAGCCTGATTTGGTTATTATAGCCACGCTCAGTCGCAACAGTGCCACAACGTGACCAACTGTAATTGATACAGTCTTTCTGCCATTGTTTGCGTCTATCCTTTAACATCACGCGGCCTCCTCAATGCTTTTCTTTACGGCCTCAACCTGTTCGGGTGTCAGCATCATTGCAATCTCTTCAGCAAGTTTTGTCGCTTGCTCAGACTTCGCCCGACTTGGCGCAAGAATAGCAAGTTCACAAGCCATGTGAAAAGCCTCAACGGGGTTTGTTAGCTCAGTGCTCATGCCGCCATCTCCGCATCTTTTACGGCAGCACGCAAATGCCAATCATCAAGACCAAAATCTCGGTATCCTTCCGAAATCATGGTATAATAATGATGGCTCGGCTTGCGCAAAGCGCCCTTGTTGCCGTTCATGTCATAGATCAACCAATCGCCGTTAATCTTGCGCCGATCATATAAATGGGGGAAACCCTCCAACTTATCTAACGCTCGTAAACAATCTTGCGTAATCTCCCACAAGACAACTGGTAAAACCATGTCGATATCATGCCGAAAATCAGCAACACCGCGAAACACTAAACGGTAGTCGGGCAAGTAAAAACCGCCCATAGGTTTGGCCTTCGGGCATCGTGAAGCCATAGCCTCACGGTTCGTATTCATTCCATATGCTAAATAATACATCTTCTTCTGTCCTTTTGTTCGGTTTAAAAATGGGGGCTTTTGCCCCCATCTATTAAGCAACTGCGTAAGCATCGGCTTTCGCTTCCGCTTTAATATCATCATCAATCAGATCAATCGCTTCACCAATCAACTCGTTTGTGAAGAAATAAAGCAAGTCCAACTCAGACGGGTTAGGTAATCCCCTGAAATGCTCAACAATAACCTTTTGAGCGTATCCAATCGAACACTGCGCATCATGCGCTGTGTACTTTACAAACTCGCTAATAACCCAAGGCGTAATTGCGCTTTCGAAAGCAACGCCAAGGCCGTTCTTTTTGAGCGCATGGCGCAAATAAGCTACGTTTGCTTTGTAGTGCTCTTCGCCTAAATAAGAGCCATCCAACCAGCAACGAAAGAAACGACGGGTCGCATGATTGCTGTCCATTAGGTCGCCTTGTAAGTCGCGTAAAATGCGGGTTTTGATTTCTGCGTGTGCCATAGTTTTAATTCCTTTCATACTAGACGCCCCAAGTAATACCACACCAAGTGGGACTGTCAACAGTAAAGATAAGTTTTTTTATCTTTTTTTGCGTCATTGTTTTTAAACGATAATTTACCGGAAAGAAATTTACCGGATTTTTTCCGGTATCCGGTAATCCGGTAAATAACATAATAAAAACAACGATTTAACGCTTTACAGGATTTACCGGAAGAATGGTAATTTCCGGTAAATTGTTGTTTAAAATCAACGGGTTATTTACCGGAAAACCTCCACCCCCTATAGGGGGGGATATACAGATCCCCCAAACTATTCTTTTAACGCGCTCGCATCCGGTTCGTTTTGAGTGTGGGAACTGTTGGGCTTGCATGGGTTGCCTGAAAGCTGTAACCTGAACGCATAACCAGAAGCCGCAAAATTATTCGGGATGACAAATGCCAAAAATAGGAGAGCAGCAGGAAAAAGGTGAAAAGAGACTAACGCCCCCGCAGCAGAAGTTTTTAGATAGCTACATCCACAAAGACATGACACAAACCGCAGCAGCCAGAGCCGCAGGATATAAAAATCCAAATGTGTCAGCAGTGCAGCTTCTCAACAATCCACGCGTAAAAGAACGTATGGAAGAAATGCGGCAGGAGTTAGAAAGCAAGTACGGTGTCTCAGTCACAAAGTCTGTTCGGGATATGCAACGCCTCAGAGATGAAGCATGGAGCGCAGGGAACTTCGGTGCAGCAATCAAAGCCGAGGAACTACGCCTGAAAGTAACTGGACTCATGGTAGCCCGTAGCCATGTGACACACGAAAACGTCGAAAACCTCACACGAGATCAAATCGTCGAGCAACTCGAAGAGTTTATGACGCGTGCTAAAGATCGCATGATTGATATAACACCTGAAGAAAATCCCATAAAAGCCGAACAAATCCCTATAACGGAATGTAGCGAGAACGCTGTGGAGTAGCCCGAACTCTTGGCGCGGGTGTCGGGACGGGGCCGCAGCCCCTCAGAAACGAGCTTTCAGGTGGGGTTGTGTCGGGTTTCGGGTTCGGGGTCGTCAAAATTGTTCGGGTTACTCAGCGAGCTTCCTAGAGAGTCACACAATCACACACATTTTGCCTGAATCAGCGCCGGGGATCAACTGTCCGGGGAGATAACCCGACGAATTGTTCGGGTTAGTCATCCGGGTGACTCGTCGGGGTCGGGGTCGGGATTCCTGCCGGGGTGATGACAACACGAACAATTGTTCGTCATCTAACCGTTACCTAACCGTTACCCGGCACGGCGACTCCCGGCAGCAGACTCTCGCCTGGGAAATATAACCCGAACAATTGTTCGACTTACTGCCCCCGGCAGCAGTTTAACCCGGTGAATCTTTTTTTATTTTTCTTGTTGACATCCCAAACCAGGTGGGATATTGTGGGATTAGTCTAGTATAAAGGAGAAAGACAATGAAAAATATCACACGCCACACTGGTAAGATCAGAATGATCGAACGCCTGAAGAATTCAAAAGACGGCAACCCACAATTTATTCTGGGAGTGTTTGACTATCCAGAAAAAGGTTTAGGCTGGTCGTTTAGAACGCCAAAAGATAGCATGCTCGGATATAAAATCCAAAACTATATTGATCTTGATGCAGACGTTACTGTTACAATTGGTACGCACTATAATACATGCACACTAAACAGCATTGAGGGATTGGCATAATGTTCTTAACAATTGAAAACAACAGAACGGGCGAAATGTTGGCAATGCGTCCACTCGCGCCGAACGAAAAACTTGACCTTGAGTCACTCGTACACCGAGAAATCAAAAAACTATCACAAGATGAAGAAGAGCACTGGAGCACCGAGCTTGAAATTGCGGATAACGTGCCGAACGGTTGCGCCGACTTCTACGCTCAGATCAGAACAAGCAAAAACGATAGCTTATGCGTATGGTC